CGACGATGACGGCGGCAGCCTCAGCGGCCACGGCAAAGCTCTCGGCCTGCTCAGCCCAGAAGGTGCTGTTGGTTTCTGAGAGCGCGGCACCCGTGGCTGAACCACCCGCTGCCGTTTTTGATACGGCAGCCTGTGTTGCTGAGTTTGCGGCATTGGCCTCCGCAGTAGCGGCGGCGGTTTCAGATGCAGCAGAATTGGTTTCAGACAAAGAAGCGGATGCGGCACTGGCGGCGGCATTGTTCTCGCAGGTGGTGACAACAACAGCGGATGCAGCGACCGCAGTTTCTGAAGCAGCAGCGGCGGTCGCCGAATTACTGGCATTAACCTCAGCCAGCTCAGCCGCTATTTGAGCGACTTGGGCATCTGATGCTGAGCCTGCGGCAGACGTCGCAGAGGTATTGGCATTGGTTTCACTTAAAGCTGCTGCATTGGCGCGGGCTTCGGCGTTGACTTCACTGGCAGCCGCGTTGGTTTCTGAGTTGGCCGCATTGACTGCACTGGTCGATGCATTCCCTTCACTTAGTGCCGCGTTGGTTTCAGATGCCGCAGCATTGGCTTCACTGGCAGCTGCATCTGCAACTTTCTGATCCAGCTCAACCAGACTGGATTGAAGTTGACCGTCAATGTCAGCCATGGCCTTGGCCACGGTTTTAACGGAGCCACCATCGGTCTGCACTTGAGACTGATCGTCGCCATGGACGATTTGATGCAGCAGTTGTCCGTCCGCTGCCGTTTGTGCAACGGCGGCGGCTAATTCAGTTTGCAGTGACATTATTTGTTCCTAATTACCAGACCATGGGTCCAGGCAGGCGTTGATGAACGAGGGTGTTCAAATCATTGATCGAGGCCAACAAGGCTGTTGGATCACTATCCAAGAAGATTTCCAGGGCGGCTTCATCCAGGGTCGGGCGTTCACGGATTTCGAGCTCACTGGTGACTTCCCATAAAATGCCGGACCGTGGCTTGGCGTCGAACGGACGAGTAAAACGAGCTTCATGAGAAACCAATCCAAGGCCGCCCAAGAGATCAATTTCAAACCACTCGCCGCCTTCTTTGGCATGCCAGCGGTACCAGGCTTCAAACAGGGCAAACTGCTCTTTGCGAAACACCCACCGTGCAGAAATCCTGCTCGGCACTTGCGTGTAACGACGGCGTTGACGGGCAGGCCCTGCCTCCATCTCGGTGCGCAAAATAGCTTCGCCCGGGTGAAGGCCATAGCCATTGATGCTGGGCAATGGCAGCGTGGTCGGCCATGTGATAGGCATTTAATTATCCAATATGTATGGCAAAGTTTGTCAATATATGCCATAGTTCTCGAAACTGGAGGTTCCAATGGCAACAATGAATGTTTCTCTTCCCGATCCCATGCGTGAATGGGTCGAAGCTCAGGTCAAAGGTGGCGAGTATGCAAATGCCAGCGATTATGTTCGCGATCTAATTCGCCACGATCAACGCCGCTTACAGGAATTAAAGGCTGCCATTACCGATGGCATAGAAAGTGGACGCAGCACACGTAAAGCCGAGGATATCATCAAGGCCACCAAAGCCCGGCTCAAGAATGGTTGACTACACCCTTTCCAATAAAGCTGATGCAGACCTTGACGCCATTTATGTTTATTCGTTTCAAACCTTTGGTGAGGCGCAAGCCGATGCTTATGCCGCCGAGGTAATTTCATCTTTAAACAATTTGGCGAACCTTCCGGAAACCGGACGGCGACGCGATGATATCCAGCCTGGTTTATTCAGCATCCCATGTGCGCGACATGTGATTTTTTACACCATGGAAGACGATGGTATTTTTGTCGTACGCATTTTACATGACGCCATGGATGTGCCGCGTCACTTGACTTCTGATCAATAACTTCCCGCTGCTGGATTAAGCCCGTAACGGCGCTCCAACGTTGGCGCTAACCCTTCACCCCGCCCAATATTGCGGGCCAGTTTTCCCTCAACCTTATCAACCACGATGTCGAGGCTAAGATTGCCACTACCATCGCGTCGCGTTTGAACCTGCGCCTCGGCTCCGGCGACACGGTTTTCAACATTGACCTTCACCGTCACTTCGGGTTTCTGCCCAAGGTTTGATCCCAACATCCGCATTTGGCCCGCCGTAAAAACAGTCTCGCCACGTTTGGCGATGATCGGAACTTCGCCACCGACCACACCACCGCTATGAAACCGTTGTGCAGACGTAAACACCGCCGGATCAACAGAACGACTGGCAAGCATGTCCATGCCAATGACGCCGCCCGAATGAGCAACCATCACCGGGCCCGCAGCAGGAAAATCTCCCACCGGCGCAGATGATCCGCTACTAAACAGGTTGGCTCCAATAGTGCTGAACACGTTTTCCAGAAAACCACTAAAGGGCTTGATCACCGACATACGAATGGCAGCGCGCATTGCCTCTTCGGCAATGGTGTTAAACAAATCGGCGGCATTAAATTTACCGGTCTTGGCCCATTGAACGAAGGCATCTTCCCCAGCCTTCAAAGACCGGGTGGTGACTTGCTCAAACTGTTTTGCCGCATTGCCAGCTTCATCAGCATAATCGCGCAAAGCCCGCGTGACACCGTCGGACCATTCCCGGCTGGCACTGAGCATCCGGCCATAGGCTTCTTCGGAGGCCCGAGCAAAGGTCTCTTGAGAAACGGCACCTTCGTCCAGCAGACGATTGAGGTCCGCGATCTCGGCCTTATAGGCTTCTTGCGCCGTGCGCAGACTTTCCGTCAGGGTCTTACCTCTCTCTTTAAGCTTGGCCGCTTCCTCTTCAGCTTTATTGCGGGCTTCAATGGCTTGCTGCTCATCAAACAAACTTCCCGCTAGTTCTTGCACCTGTCGGCGCTCAGCGTCCGTGGCTTCTGCCGACAGCCGCCTCAATGCCTGAGAAACAAACCGCCCCTTGTCGGTCATGGCCAAGACGTCCTTCTCGGCGCGCAAGCCTTCAATAATCTTGAGGTTGGCCTCATGAATGCGATCTGCGGCTTCTTGTTCGGTAGCCGCCAACTTTGCCAGTTTAGCATTGCGCACGGATGCGGCTTGATCCAACAGACCATCGACTTGCGAACGGTTGCTGCCGTCTGGAGCCAGCAGAGCCCCAATCTCTGTTGTTAGTTGTTCGTACTCTGCACGGATGCGATCCGCCCCTTCATGGGTCAGGGTGAACAGTTGCTTTTGCAGGTCCTGTTCAATCTTGGCAATTTGATCTGTTCGCTCTTGTGCCGCCTTGAGATCCAAAGCCATGGAACCATCGGGAATAACGGCGGCGGCTTCCGGTTTTGGCTTACCGCCCATATCCCTTTGCATCCAGACCAGCTTTGCCGCCCATTGCTGATAGATGGCTGTTTTTTCCTTGAGCTGACGCTCCAGTGCAACCTTGCGGCCCCAACCAAGGGGGGCGTCCATGAACCCGACGTCACCGAGTGATTTAAGCTCGCGGGCAATGTCCTGCAATTCTTGGCGGCGTTCCGCGACAATGGAGCGGGTGCTACCGAGACTGAGACCATCGAAGTTAAAATCCCCTTGGGCCACAAGCTTTAACTGCTCGTATGCAACGCTGGCTTGATTGGCCAGACTGCCCAGTTCCTTGACCGCTGTCGTCACCCCGGGGGCCAGATCTTCACCGATGGCGCGGGCCAGAGATTTGATGTTGTTCCACATCATCTCCGTTTGGCTGTTCAAGCTTTCGAACGCCTTCGCCGCTTCTTCATTCAAAGCCGTCGCGTTATCGGTCTCCCGGTTGGCGTGATCAAGGGCCGTGGCCAGAAGATCGGCGCGGTTTGCCAGCACCGGCAGGGTCTTGAGCAATCGTTGGTCCGATAGTCCCAATGCCGCCATGGCGTCCGCAGCCGAGCCTCCGGCGTCACTGACCCGCTTCAAGCCTTCAATAAACAGCACGAAGGCCTGCGTGGAATCCTTCTGAAACAGAGCCTTGATCTCATCACCGGTTTGACCTGTGATTTTGGAGAGAATATCGAGATGTTTTCCGCCACTGCGAACCGCCGCATCCAACATGTGCATGACCCTGCCCACAGATGTGCCCGCCACTTCCGATTGGACACCGACAGAGGCAAGTGCCGCCGCCAAGGCCGAAGCATCGGCAGAGCTCACGCCAAACACGGCGGTGGCCCTGGCAATCTCGGTCGTCATTTCTGTAATCTGACTTTCCGTTGCGGCAAAATTATTACCAAGGGCGACGATCACCGATCCCAGCACGTCCACGGTGCCCATGGCCTCGCCGGTGACATTAAGAATGCGCGCCAATGCCATGGCCGCATCATTGCCCGACAAGTCCGTCGCCGTGCCAAGCTTGGCGACCGTCTCGGTAAATTTAAGGATATTATCCGCGCCCTTTACACCCAGTTGCCCCGCGCTTTGGGCAATGGCCAGCAGCTCGTCGGTCGCCACCGGGATGCGTTTTGAGAGCGCGTCAATATCTTGGCCCAGTGAAGCAAGTTCTGTCTTGGACAGGTTTGCGGTCTTGCCAACGCCAATCAATCCAGCCTCAAAGTCGGCATAGAGTTTAACCATCTCCTGCAAACCACGAATGGCCCCACCTGCGGCAATTGCTCCATACAAAAACTTCATGTTGCGGCCCAGAGCCTGGGCGCGATCAGATAGCTTGGTCAGGCCAAGGGCCGCCTTGCCACCGGCGGTCTCAATTTTCTTGAGGGACTTGTCGCCAGCGCGGCCCACATCCATGAGCTCGGCCTTGACCTTGCCGCCACCATCAACGCTCAGGCGGATCGCATAGGTATGTTTGGCTTGAGCCATTAATCTGTTTCTTTCTGGTTCATCGCTTCAATCAGGCCGTTCTCTGCCGCGCTCAAAAGCTCAGACATGACGCATATTTCAAAGCCACGCGCTTCTGCAATCTTAAGGGCCGCATTCATATCAATGCCCGACACATGGCCGGACGGCGTAAATCGCAATTGTCCAAGACAGTCGTTCAGCACATCCCAGGCTTGGTGTTCTTCTATTGTGATCAGGGCGTTTTTGCGCTCGGGGCAGTTTTCGCCGCACTGTTGTTCGCAGCCTTCGCAATATCCGGGCCCTCCGCCTGGCTTGAAGTGCCAGAGGCTGAGAGCCCTGATGCGTTTTTTGCGGCATTGAGCAACATCTGCTGCAAGGTCAACTTTTGCAGAAACTGCTCGCCCACAGGATACAGGTCCATCACCGCGATGATATTGTCCCGGGTGACCGGCGGATCATCTTCAATCCCCATCCATGCGGTGATCTGTCGTGTTGCCAATTCATAGACGACCTGGCATTGCAGGAAGCCGTCGCGCTCATCGTCAACACTGAGATCCGGAAGGCCGTCCAGTGGCAGGCCAGAGTCTTTGCGATCTCGTACTTGCTTTTCCACTGCTTCAACACGTCGCCGGGCCCCGGCCTGAGCCGCTGCCATGGCGGTCGTCGACAAAGGTCTGACGGTCACTGTAATGCCGTAGGGAAGGTCAATGTCGAACGGTTCGCCCGGTTGTTTTAAGGAGATCATAGGTATTCGGTTCCATCCAGATCGTTGACCAGCGTTACCGTCAGCATGCGGCCTGCCGCCTCGTTCTTGGCTCCTTGAAAATCAAAGCTCGCTTGAATGCCGCCCGGGCCTTCGACAGCCAGTTTTGGCTTGGGCAGATAAACTTCATGGGCCGTAAACATGACGCTGGATGCGCCAACGGTATAGCCAAACTCCAGATCCACCGGCGTACCGCTGGAGGCCGTGTCAATCAGCGTGGTATCGGCAAACCGCACATCAATGCGTCCCGTCAAAGCCGCCACCGTTGGATCAGCCCCATCAATTAATCCATCAGATCGAATGGTTTCGATCTTTTCCAGATTATTGGAATAGGTCAGTGAGCCAGAGGTGAGATTGCCCACCGGCTGACCGGCTTTTGTAATGGATCCCTGGAACTGGCTGATGCGGTTGAAGGCTAGCGTGCTTGGTGTGCCGCCCTGAGATATGCCGTTGCGGGTCTCCCCCTGAGCAATGGCATTGATGGTAGTCGCTGCAGCACCGGAGCGTTGAAAGTCCAGGGCAATGGAGTTGAGAACCACGCCTGCATGCATGAAAAAAGCAGGCACCTGGGACATGCCTACTTCAAGGGAATAGCTGGGCAATGTATCGATGCCCGACACAAATACATGATCGAAGGTGCCGTCCAGATTATCGGTACTGGTTGGATCGCCAAACAAACCGGTAAGCCAGAGGCCTAAATAACGAGGATCCATTGGCACTGTGATATCGCCTTCATCATTGATGACATCTTGCAAGGGTGCCAGGGGATCGCGCCCCTGACCCAAAACCGGGTCATCAATCAGGCCCTGCTCGGAGCCCAGAGAGACGCTGTTGAACGGCATCCGGATGTAATCGCCGGACGGCGATATGCCATAGGCAGTTTCTCGTTTGAGCAGCAGTGTTGCGCTCGAACCATAGGCTCGCGACATTTAACGTCTCCTGTTATTGGATTGTGATCAGCCCAAGGAATTAACCGAGGGGGCTGGTGGTTTCGTATTCGACTGTTACAGTCATCACACTGGACTTAATGGCCGGGGCACCCGCCACGGCTTCCGTGTTAATTTCTGGACGGCCATAGGCCATACCGAAGGCAAGGCCCCCGAGGGTGGGATCAGCCTTCAGCACGGTGCCAATCGCCTGCACTAAT